GTGCTGAAAATTTCCCTTAACATAGCGATTAATGGGGGGGTATATATAAAAAAATATTTTTATTTTTATTTTCTTTTACTAATTACTTTATTGATTAGCTCATAGTTTAATAGCAAGCCATATCAATAGCCATAGCAACGCGAACACTGGGTTAATAACCAATAGCAATATCAGCAATGCTATGCTTGGACTGATGAACAACATAATAATAATAAATAATAATAATATAATCATTTGCTTCTCCCTTATCTTATAGCAGTAGTAGGAATCGAACCCACGTTTACCATTAGACTATACCGCTAACTATGACTACCTCATATTGTTATTCCTAACTATCAGTAGCTGGTATCTTATTAGATACTATCTTAGTATAGAGCAGTAGGGAATCGAACCCTACACCACGTTAGTACACCTTATTACTCTAACCAGCTGTCACTTAGTTATGCCTGTGACACTTTAATACACTAGGTCTTCCGTTAGCTGATATAACCGTGCACCAGTTATCTGTATAGTTGTGTCAAGGTACTGCGTAATAGCTTAGCACTTCTTCTATGGACTATACACCACTCATCAGGATAGCTGGACTCGAACCAACACTACATGTTCCCAAAACACGCATGCTACCATTAACACTATATCCTGTTACCATATGCCATAAGAACTATAACTTATAACATATAATAAAATAAAGGAGAACACGAACAGTAGGAATCGAACCCACGTTTACAGGTTTGGAATCTGTAGCATTACCACTATACTATGTTCGCAATATGCAAAGGGCTATTAGTATGGCAGTACTCATTTAACTATGTGAGGTAAAGACATAGCACCCTCTGCTTAGGCTGTCAACTCTATAACATTTAAGCACCGTCAATCAGCACACCTACTTTTTTAATTCAATATGTTTAATACTCCAGCCACTACCAATAAGATAGATGTAAACACACTCAATGCAATAGCTAGATAGTCATGGCGATAATACCACTCCTTAAAGTTGGTAACTGAACCTACACCATATAAAATGCCTAGAATAATCAAGGCAATATTAATTACAATCATTTATTCTCCTGACTTTCTACATAGAGTAAGATACAAAAGGCGTCAGCTTGATCATCATTGATATCATTATCAGGTACTATATTATAGCTCTTGAGTATCTCAATGCTTTGTTCTTTTCTTGCTTTGCTTTTACCTTTGATTAAGTGATAACCACACCATTTGGAATTAGGTATATCAACATAGCCAATGTTATGACGGTTACGCATAACTCCTAAGAATGAACCGTTAGCTCTAATCAGTGATATATTGCCTTTAGACTTGAACGTGATAATAGGTTCTTCAATATAAATAAAATAATCAAATAAGTTATAATGCTCAATGACTTCTGTTATACCGTCAGCAATTAGTTTTGCACGTTCCAAAGGATCTTTACTTTTGCCACCTGCAATTGAACCGACTACATACTCATTTGTTAAAGGATTGCGAAACGCATAACCAGTATTAGAAGTGCTAAAGTCAATCGCTAAGGCTTTGCTCATAAATCAGAACTCAATTCAATATAAAGCTCTTTAGTAATTTCTCCGATATCAAATAAGTGTTTAACATAGTGTTCATACTCAATTGGAGTCAATACTTCTTTTTGTGCTAAAATATGCTCTTTATTCATTTCTTTATTCTCCCTTAAAAATTAAAGCTGTATCAAGATTAATCAAACCACATTCAACAGCATTAAGTAAGAACTCGTTAAAGTCAACTTTTGACAATGTTTCTTGCTTAAATAATAGCTGTTCTTCTGTCATTTGCTTTCCTCTCTTAACTTCTGTATTTATTATAGCATATCCACTTTTCAGGTTTGGTTTATCCTCTGTTATGTAAGATATGATTGACTTTGTAGGCATTTTATGTTATACTCTTTATAGGAGGTAACTATGGCTAGAGATAAATATCTAATGTACTTACGACAGCAAGAATACAAGAAACGTATTAAACTTAAAGTAGCTAATACAAGAGCTAGAATGAACAGAGAATACATGAATCAGCCAGAAGTAGATAAGGAAACATTAGAACTATGGAACAATCAGCCAGCAATACATTTTGATTTAGGGGAAAATAAATAAATTATATTAAAAAAATAAATCAGCCCCTTAGGGCTTTTGTTTCACGCTTGACCGAAATTTGACTAGAAGTGGCAGAATGTAAGTGCATTGTGTGTCCTGTTTGTAAAGTATGGTATCAGTAAGCACAATTAGCTTATTGTTTGTAAGATTTCTAAAGGAATTCCGGAGTGTTTGATAATTTTTTTATCTTGTACTGGAATTATGAAATGTTTAAGAAAACAAGAAAAATAAAATGTACGGAAAAATAATTATTAGTGTACAAAATTAAAGGTTAATATATACTACTACGTTTTTTTGCACATTAAATAATAGCTAAAACCGAACAATAAATGTAAATAAATATGTACAAGCATAAAAACAATAGTTATTTCCGAACAATATTATTATTCTTGATAAGTATAAAATAAAAGTATATAATTAATTTATCATCAAGAAAGGAGAATTAGAGGGATTAGAGCAATTTACATAACACAGGATAACTCAAAGTGTAAAATGTGATATGTTAAAATATAAGTATCTAATATTTGACAAGTGAAAATATCTATGTTATTATTATCTAAGTTAATTAAATAATTAGTTACTGAATGACTTGTAACTAATGTAAATAGAGAATTCAATATTGAATAAATTTGAACATATCGAAAGTCATTTATAATCTTACGCTTGAGGGTCAGGATAGTTGCTTAAAACCTAGACTCAATTGAAATATGTGATTACTTTACAAATAGCCTAGAGCGTAGCATGAAATAAAAGATTATGAGTTCCAGATAACTTGTATTTCTTACATGGTGGAGCTTTCAAACTTGATACATGGAAATATGACGGCCAAGGGAAAAAGCACAATGTAGGGCTTAGAGAGCTATATAACTTCATACTAGAAAAAGACATTGGACTTGTTATCTTAGACCCTCTAAAAGACTTGTTAGATGACAACGATATAATCAACGCAAACCAACCAATGGCAGAAGTCCTAAGAGGAATTACAAACCTTAGAAACACTTTAGATATGAAGCACGACAAGTATGTGACGTTTATGATTGTAGCACATGCTAGAAAACAGTCCGGAGAACAATCTTTGACAGAGCGTGATTTTCGCATCATTCCAAGCCATATATTGGGAGCTACGACAATTCCATCTTGGTATGAGATAGCTTTTACTATGTCGCCAAAAATTAATAGTAAGACTAAAAACAGATATTCTATCATGAAAGTATTTGCTAGAAACTTTGCATTTAATAATGAGATTCTTTGGGGATATGTTGGCTCGGCTTTTACATCAATCGAACAAGATAAAAAAGAACCTGATAGCGAACTAGTGGAAAAAGTAAAGGTTGAAACTCCAATCGAAACAACGAAAGAATCGGCACAGGCTTTCTTAGACTTAGCTAAAGAGCAAGGAAAAGTAACAGAAAATGAGTGATAAAAAATACGTTGTTTATTACCATGAAAAAGTAAATGAATACTTCTATGACTATTATTCAAGGTTTAACATGAATGAACAATATTCAAAACCTGTTTTATATAGTGATGACTTTGAATTAATGGAGAGAGCAAAAAATGAACTCAATGAACGACTACAAGAACAAAGCTATTAATTTACACGCTGAAGTGTATGGGTGGTTATATCGTGCATTAGATGAGATGATAAAAGCCGAATGGCATAATGACGAGCTTTTCAAAGTATGGCTTGGACGTGCTGAATTTCTAGTCAGACAGTCGAAAAAATTGCATACAGCTTGCGAAAATGATTATTCTAAGCGTGCATTGATTAGGGCATTACAATTAAAAGTAGAAATAAATGAAAAAATATCATCTAATATTTGACAACGATAATTAATTTTGGTATAATAGTATATATAGAAATAAAGGAGAACTAACAAATGGTAGTTAAATTAACGCAAGAACAAGCTGATTTTCTTGAAACTTTTGGAAACCTTGAAGATGAAATAAACAAAAAACGAGCGCTTTGTCACATCACTCGTTTTGGTTATGGATACAATTGGATAGGCGGCGTTAAATATCCAAGTAGTGCTTTTGAGTGTTACGAGCAATCGAAAATGGTTGAAGCTGTCATTAACGGTTATGAAGTTATTGAACCTAAATTTAAGTTTTATAACTTTTCTGATAGTAGCGGAGGAACTGCATTATATTATGCTGGACAGTCTAGACAATTAACAAAATTCGAACAAGATGCTCTTGAAGTTAAAGAAGGCAGCGAGGAATATAAAGCCTTGTTAGCTTTAGGTTTCGTTGAAGAAGAAGTATGATAACATCTTTCCAAAGTTTAGCTGAAAGGCGAGTGATAACTCTTAATTATCACAAAAAGGATAGTCAGCAGTACATCAACAGTTTAAATTACTTTGAATATGCTAGAATGTACTTCGAGAAAAATGGCTTTCCTGATGATAACAGACGAGTTTATCAAAGTGGCAAACGAAAAGGGCAAAAAGTTGGCTGGTCTGATAAAGAGGAAAAACAGCAGAAAGACGATATTAGAGAGTTCATATATGAAAAGCAATTACAAAAGTTTAAGGGCAGAAGAAAAAGCTAGTAAACATTATGCTAGAGGCGTCAGAAAGCTGTCTAAAGAGCTTGAAGAGATGAACGAAACAAAGTATAGAGTAGAGCCTAACGAGTGCCTATATGGCTTGATAAGCGAATTATGGAGCTATTGGGGTAAAGGTTATATCCTACAAATGCTCAAATATAATATTGAAATTACAAGACAAGGCGATGTATTCATTATAGAAAGAGGAGAAAATGGAAACAATTAATATTAAATTTGATGAAAAACTGCTTGAAGAAGTTGTGAAAAAAGTTACTGAAAAACTTAAAAAAGAGAAAGATAACTTTTATGAGCTTTCAGATACAGCACAGGAAAAACGGTCAGTGATGTACTTAGAATTTAATGAAGTAGATAGTACAAGCGATAAAGAGAAACTTTACTTTGGACATGCTTTTCACACTTTGACAAAAGAATATGCTTCGGAGTTTTATTTATCTCGTGAATCTGATTTGATAAAAGTCTTAGAGCTTAAAAACCAAGGCTGGAAAGAAGAGATTGTCGAATGAGCGAAGTTGAAACTTTTGTTAAAATTGAGGGTTTTGAAAAATATGAAGTATCTAATCTAGGCAAAGTTAGAAATATAAAAAGCGGAAGAATACTTAAACCTAGGCTTAATAAATATGGATATTTAACTCATTGCTTATATGGGCATGATAAAAAGAAATTTCTACTTCTTCATAGAATTATAGCGACCGCCTTTATAGACAACCCTGAAGAAAAGCCTCAAGTTAACCATATTGATGAAAATAAGACAAACAATGATTTAAGTAACCTTGAATGGTGCACTGAAAGAGAAAACATCATACATGGCACTAGAACAAAAAGGGCTGCTGAAAAACGCTTTAAAAAAGTTATTCAATTAGACTTAAATTACAATGTATTAAATGAATTTGAATCAATTAAACAAGCTGAGCAAAAAACAGGGATTGATGCAAGTAGTATATGCCGTTGTTGTAACGGAAAAGCAAAAAGCGCTGGGTACTATAAGTGGAGGAAAAAATGAGCGTATTTGAAACCTTAAGCGTCATTAATGTCAATGACAAAAAGAGTAAAAAGAACAATCTTGATTATTTGAGTTGGGCATTTGCATGGTCTGAAGTTAAAAAAGTATATCCTGAAGCTAACAGTAAAGTTTATGAAAATGAGCTTGGGTTAAATTATCACACAGACGGTCGCACAGCATGGGTTAAAGTTGGAATGACTATTGAGGGCCTAGAACACATTGAATATCTACCTGTAATGGACTATCGAAATCAATCTATCCCAGTTGAAAAACTGACCTCAATGGACGTAAATAAAGCCATTCAGCGCGGACTAGTTAAGGCAATCGCTCGTCATGGTTTAGGGCTATACATCTATGCGAATGAAGATTTGCCTGACTTGACAGAAGAACAGAAAGAACTTGAAGCTGAAAAGCAACGACTTAGAGAGATTCAACCACTTATAAAACGAGCTGAACAACTAGGATACCAAAATATTGACAGCTTGAAAAATAAGACTAAAAAAGAAATTACCGACATCATGAAGATTTGGTTAGCACAGCAAGAAACAGAAAAAGGGGAATAATTAAATGGCAATCATCACAGTAACAGCACAAGCGAATGAAAAAAATACACGTACAGTAAGTACAGCAAAAGGCGATAAGAAAATTATTTCAGTCCCATTATTTGAAAAAGAAAAGGGATCTAACGTAAAAGTTGCGTACGGTTCGGCTTTCTTACCTGACTTCATTCAATTAGGCGACATCGTAACGGTAAGCGGTCGTGTACAAGCTAAAGAATCAGGCGAGTACGTAAATTATAACTTTGTTTTCCCTACGGTTGAAAAAGTGTTTATTCATGACGGAAATGGCGCACAAGCACAAGCTAAACAAGATTTATTTGGAGGAGCTGAGCCGATTGAAGTTAATACGGAAGATTTACCCTTCTAATGGAAAGTTGGTTTCATGTACACAGCAGAAGAGAGAGAGCAAATTATCGACATCGTGGATAAAATGAGCTTATTAAGACAAGACTTTGACGGAGCTTTCACTTGGATCAAGGAAAACGTATCAATGCCATTTGACTTTGACGGAGAACAGCAATTTATATCAGACTTGAATCAGTTAGTTAAAATTAACGCTTTAAAGTTTGGTAAAATATATGAGGGAGTATTAAATTGACAACATTAAGAGAGCTACACAAAAAACTTAAAATTAAACAAACGCTTGACAACTATGTACGCAACACAAATAAAAAATATAAACATAACTTTGTGGCTGATGAAATTCTTGGCGAGGGGATGGCTAAACTGATCGAGCTTAATACACAAGGCAAACTTGGACGACATGCACAGCAAATTGCTTACATCAATCATAACTTGAGCTTACAGCGACAAAAGGAACAACTGGAACAAGCTAACGAACGACTTGCTAAACGTGCTGAGAAAGCCCAAAAATTGCTTGATACGGAACTTCTGAAAGATAGCTACATCGAAACGCTTGAAATGTTTAGTAAATACCATTCAGCAAAATATAATATGTGGGACGAACCAGAAACTCCAACTAAAGTGATTGAGTTCATGGAAAAGAACGGAGTTAAACAAGGGAAATGGCTACGTCCTGAAGGGGTAGACTCTTGGTTCAAAGAACGAATCATCTGGTTCAAAAATAAATTGAAAGAAAAATAACATCATATAAGACTTTAGGCTGGACGGCTTAGAGTTTTTTTGTTATAATTACTTTAACGAATGAAAGAGAGATAAATAAATGAGATACAAAAAAATAGATAATTTAATAGTCCTTGAAAACGGAAAAATTTATATAGAAACGAAAAACAAATGTAAATTAACTGGGTTAACAAAAACAAAAACTGGTTATTTAAGGGTATCCGTAAAAGGTAAAGATATGTATGTTCATAGACTTGTTATGTTAGCTTTTTACGGTAAAAGTGATTTAACCGTTGACCATATAGACGGAAATAAAGAAAACAACAACTTGAATAATTTAGAGTATGTAACACAAGCAGAAAATGTAAAAAAGATTTCATGATAAAAAAGTATTATGGAATAATAGAGAGTTTAGAAGCTTCAGCGATTTAGCTAGATACGTTGGAGTTGCACATCAATCAGTTTCAGAAAATTATAGTAAAGGTTATAAACTAAAAGGGCATATAATAGAGGTAATAAAATGAATTTAATGCAATGCCAAACCTGCGGGGCTTCCGACTTTACTAATGGTAAATGTGATTATTGTAGAAACCAGTACGAAGTAGATGAAGATAAAGTATTTTACGGTAATCCAAAAGAAGATGATTCATCTTTAACTTTTACTGAATTAGATGAGGATATAACTTTTCAAGAAACTCCTGCTGGTAAACTAATACTAAAAATCATGATCTATACTTTGGTATCTATTGTTTGGTTTGCGGTAACTGTGTTTATTCCACTGCTATTTATAATAACAATTATTTTATTAGTGGTTTATGGCACTTTTCGTTTGACAATTAAAAAGAAATAGCTTATAATAAGGTATAGAATAAAGGAGAACAACAATGGAAAACAAATTAATTAAAATCAACTCAATGGAAACTTTAGAAAATGGTTTTATCTCAGTTAATGCAGATTTTGAACTAGGACACTTAGAATTTTGGACTAATCAATGCGAACTTGATAGACTAATCGCCGATGGTAACATGGATAGACTTACAGAGGATAGATATGAATAAAGTTATTATAATAGCACTAGTCGGAATTGGATTATATGCGTTCTTTGCATTAGTTGACTTGATTAAAACGAAAGGAAGCAAATAATGAGTAAATACTTAAATGATAAAAAATATTGCCATTGCTTCGATATTCCAACGAGTGACGGTTTAGGAGTTTGCAAAGATTGTAGAGGATACACGAATATCTGTTATAGTTGCGATCGCTGTTTGCACTGCTGGTTTACATCGCAGATTGAACTATTTACTGAATATGATGAACCTAAGTTGCTGGAGCTTATAGAAAACTGGAATAAATTTTATCAAACTAGAAAGACAAAGAACAGTTAATGTTTGACAAAGTAAAAGTAATTTGATAGAATGTAATTACGAAAGAGGTGCAGAGATGACAGCTGAAGAAATAGTGCAAAACTATCAAGTGAAATTGCTAAAGATTATATTTAAAGAGATTGATAGCCTGATGAAGAAAAAAGAAAAGGCTGATATCAACGCACAAAAACTTGCTGAAAATGGGTACTCTGTGAGAACGTCAGCACATTGGAAGTCATTAGGGAATGCAGAATTTTACATTAAAGAGATGTACGAAAAGTTGAGTGCTTTAGCTGAAATTGATAGACTATTCCATTGGTCAAGTCGTTTACATCAAGAACAATTGCAATTTGTCAGTAAATACCCTAAAGTAATGGAAAAATACAGACAATCAAATTAAGGAGAACAAAATGAAAGTATATGTTTTGAGCGGAGATACATATTGTGGAAGCTGGGGTTCAGAAATAAGCCTTTTCGGAGTATTCTCAAACAAAGAGGAAGCTGAAAAACTAGCTGATAAAATACAATGTGACATTTCTATTGTGAATATTGATGAAGTTGAAGAACCTAAATACTTAGGAGGATATTGCGAATGAAAGATACAGTAAAAACTTTAATGATAGTTGCAGGTGTCGGATTGACACTTATCGCTATCACTTGGGTGGGTATGCTTGCAACGTTGCTTATTACATGGATTGGAGGAATTATCTAATGAACTTAAAAGAAAATCGGCACTATGCCAACGAATACGGTGTGGAACTTAACGAATACTTGAAACATAATTTTAACTACGAAGAACTTGTGGGCTGGAATACAATGCAGGTATTGAAGTATCTAGTGAGAGCTGGCAAGAAAGAGGGTGAAAGCTACGACAAAGACCGTAACAAGGCTTTAGACTATGCCAAAGAACTTGCTAACTTAAGTAACGAGAATGAGCTTACAGAGTACACTACTGACGACATTATGGGCTTTATACAAGAACTTGCTGATGATTTTGAACGCTGGGAAGGAATAAATGGAATATAAAAAAATATATAATTTAATTATTTTTGAGAATGGAACTATTTATAGAGAGTTTAAAACAAAGTGCAAACTAATTAAGCCTATTGCTGGAAGTCATGGATATTGTCCAATTAGGGTAAATGGTAATAATATGCTTGTACACCGTTTAATTATGGAAGCGTTCCGTGGTAAAAGTGATTTAACTGTTGATCATATAGACGGAAATAAGTTGAATAATTCTTTAGACAATTTGGAATATGTAACTTTGGGCGAAAATATAAAAAGAGCTTATTACAAAGGGTTGAGAGAAACGGCTCTTTTATCATTAAGTAAACCAGTTCGTTTTAATAATAAGACATATAAAAGCGCAACTGAATTAAGCAAAAAATTAGGACGTTGTGAAAGCTATGTATCACAGAAGATAAAAAGAAATAAACCGATTAATGGTTTTAAAGTTGAATTTATATAATATCATAAAGAGTTAATGTTTGACAGCATTGGCTTTTTTTGATATTATAGTCTTATAGAAATTAAGGAGACAGAAATGAAAAAATACAACGTTAAATTGATGAACAACAAAAAAGGATATTTAAACTCTTTTAAAAATGAGTTAGGTCAAAAGTTTCTCTTCCTAGGGTTTAAAGAAGAAAGAAATAACTTCAAATCAGAGTTCACAAAAGAAGAGATAAAAGCGATTGATGAAAGATACTTGGAATTTATTGAAGATATTTAACATTTATATTTGTCAAATATAAAGTAATTTGATACTATTGTTTTGTAGAAAGGAGATTAAACAGTGGCAATAATAGCTTATAACCCTACGACGGAAGAAGAACTACACTTTAGCTGTAAGGCTCAATGTGCTAAGTATTTCGGACTTAAAGCTAATACAGTCATCAGGTGGCTTGATATCGGTAGACCTGTAATTGAACTGCTGATAGACCTAGATAGAAATCAAGTAGAAATCGAAAAACAAAGTAAGCTAAATGGCTTTGAATTATTTACGATAAATGAATGGAGTGTTTTTGATAATTAATTACGAAGACATGAAAATAGAAAGTTTTGGTGAAAAAACAAATGAAATTATTTAACAGAAAACCTAAGGACAAAATTAAAGTAGCAACAGCATTTACATTAAAAGGATTAACAAAACAAGTAATTCAATTAGAACAAAAAGGTTTTATTAAACAAGGAGAAATCCAAAGTGCTATGTTTGACGGAACGATTATGGCTTATAAGCAAGCAATGATTAAGAAAGCTAGTGAATAATATGTGTAAAAAACGCAAATACACAAAAATGGGCGCTTTATATTCAATAGTGAATGCCCAGCATAACAAAAAGAAAGCTGATAAGATACCAGTTAGAACTTATTACTGTAAGTGGTGTAACTTGTATCACTTATCAAGTCAACAAAGATTAAACATAAAAACAGGAGTAATTGGATAATGAAAGATGAATTTACATACTACACAGTATCTTGGATATTGGAAAAAGAAATTAAAACACGTAAGTTTTATGACAAAAAAGAGGCTTTAAAATGGAATGAATTGCTTCCAGAAGAACAAAGATATGAAGTTAAAAAGCATACAGAAATAATTGAGGTTATAGCATAATGACAAACGAAGAATTATATGAAAGAATTACTAGCGTACTGAAAGAACGAGGAATCGGAATCAACCAACTTGAGTTAAAAATTAAAGATGAGACAGGTACATGGCCTAAGTTACATACAACTAAATCACGCTTGAGTTTACCGCATACCGTAGCATTTCCTTATCTTACTATGTTTTTAAATGATGATGAAATGCACGAGATTACACTTAAAAAGATTGATAGCGTAGGAGATAATGGAGAAGCGTTTGACTTACTAGATGAGATATTATATAGCTTAGAGCCAAGCAAAGAGTATCTATACAAACAACGGTTGAAGCGCAAAATGCAAAGGGAGGCAATGAGATAATACTACACAAGTATACGAGTGAGATAAACAGGTCAAAATATCCACGGTCGACAGCTAGAAAGATTGCGAATGACCTGAACAAGAAAGCCCCTTTCAATAATTATCTAGTCAGCTTTGAATTTGGCTCTAAAAGGTATATTATTGAAAAATTTGAAATTAAAGGAATGAATAGATGAAGAAATATAAAGAAAAATATATGGTCTCTAAAAATGGTGATATATACAAAATAACTAAAAATGGTTTAAAAATAAAAAGTAAATTAAACAGTAATGGATATGAAGCTACGTCTATTAACCATAAGCCTGAATATGTTCATTTAATTGTTGCAAAATGCTTTCTCGGAGAACCAAACGGAAGAGTTGTAGACCATTTAAATATGGATAAAAAAGATAATAGAGCGGAAAATTTAGAGTACGTTACACAGAAAGAAAATGTAAGAAGAGCGACTAAAAAAATAGGTTATAACAGCGGAGCGAAAGCTAGAGAAATTAAAGTGATATATGAAGGGCGCGTTTTCGATAGTTATGCTAAGTTGGCTATTCATTTAGGTGTACATAAAACATGCGTAAGACATGCTATAAAATATGGTTATAAAATAAAAGGTAAGGAAGTGAAAAAATGGTAAGACGTTTTTTTATAGAAGAAGAAGACGGCAAAGAGATTAAGCGAAAACTTACAACTTTTGATAATGATGACTTAACGCAGCTTTCAGATGATGAACTGGAAACATTATACTATGAATCATCTGCTCAATTTTTAGCTAAAGCAATGCACTTTATGAAGATTGAGAACGAACTATTTTCAAGAAAGAATGTAACTGTAAGTGATGAAATTCTAATAAATGCTGGCAATAATATTATTGAAGCTATTAATCAGGTAAGCAACTGAATCATAAAAAGGAGAGTAATTATTTTTATTTTAACAGACGACACAACTAGAAGTATCGTATTGATTCAAAAGGCTCATAAAAGGGCGGATAAGGGCTTTAATGATATTGTGGCACAATTATATGAACAAGAGTTTAAAACGCAAGAGAAAGCAAAATATGAGCATATAAGGCAAGCTAAGGAGGAAGCAATTGAAGAACAACGAGTTAGTGAAGAAAATCAACGAAGAGCTGAAGCTGAAAAACAAGCCGAAGTTGACAGAATCGCAAGAGAACACGATGAGGAAACTGAACGATCTAATAATAGAGGAAGTCAGCATGTTAGTGAAAAAGATGAAATGACACCGAACATAGCAACTGCTTTAAATCGCGGATACAAAGTTCTAGGTTATGAAATAAAAAGAGCAAATATATAAAAACATTAAATTAAAAATAGAAAGCAGAATATCTTCAATTACAAAAGAAAACCACCAATTAAGGTGGCCTTTTTTATATTATTTTTTAGCAATGATTGGTTTATCAATTCCGTTAGCTTGCATGAAACGAATATCAATAGGCGAACCTTTCCAATCGAAGTTTTTAAGGTCTTTGCCAGTTGTTTCTTTATAAGTTCTACGAACAATTGCCAATTGGTCTGGGTGTGATAGAGCGATAACTTTTTCGCCATTAAAGTAGTAAGTTGTTTTATCGCCATTTGTATATGTAAATTTCATTAAATCGTCGTCCTCTAATTCTGTATTTGTTTGTGTATTGTTTTGCCCTGTAAGGCGCTTGTTTAGTTCTGTGATAAAGTATGAGCGACAGCTTTCTACCGTTCCACCGTGAGCTTCTACTGAACGTCTAGGGCATGAAGTAGATGATAACTCTTGATGTAGCTTCACAGTATCATGATTAGGAGTTAGTCCCCATTGTTTCATGTACTTAGCAACGTCATCTAGTACCGCTTGCTCATTTCTCAAAAACTGGGTTAAATCTCCCTCTGATTGGCACACTTCCCAACTTGCATAATTTGCATTGCCGTATGAGTTAGCACAATGCCATGCCATATTAGAGAAGTCGGAAGCCTGCAATCGTCCGTCAGAAGCGATATATACATGAGCGAAGCCCTCTTCTGGATCGTGATTAGGTAACCAACTATTATAAAAACTAGTTTTAGCACCATTTGAACCAGCGTCATTGTGAATTACAACCCCAGTAGGGTTATAACCACGTACACCAGCGTTAGTTATATTCATTCTTTTTTATCCTCCGTTTGTTCTTCTTCCGCTTCAGGAACACTTACACCATTCTTTTTCATAAGTTTAACCAAACCGTCAAACATAGGGCTAATTTTTGCGATTAAGTAAATAAACTGTCCTACAAAGTATAACAAAGCTACATTAATCACAGTTTTAGCAATATCAGAAGTTGAGGGAGTTTGAGTGAAGTAAAATACTGCATACAAAACCCACAGGGAGAAAATAACCGTTAAGTCAATCACAAGTCTACGGTTGAAAGGTGGGTTCATCGCTTCTCTATCTTTGACCCACGTAGCGAAAAGAATCGCCAAAATTAAGATAGTCATTAAAATCATTCTAGTTACCATTTTGTTTTGCTTTCTATTTTGTTATTTAATAAAGTAACTTCCGTTACCACGTGTTGCAATAGGTGTATCACCAATGCTTTCCCCCCACCAAGTAATACTACCATTTGGGTGTATATCAATATGGAAACTGGTACCTCTTCCAGCAAAATGGCCAATAATACTTTGAGAAACAGTTGGTTGAAATGGAAAATCTACCCATGCCCCAGACAAATTCCACCCTTTTTGTATATTTGACACACTACCAAAACTGGTACATTGATTGATCCGCTAACTGTCATATCATTTGCAGAAATACTATCTAAAGCACTAGTCTGAACAATTGGTTTAGTGCTTGTTACACCAGTTCCTGAAGTCGTAACAATATCAAAACAAACTTTCAAAACGCCAGAACCGTTGTTTATATCAACACGGTTACTATTATTTGCAGTTTCGGCTGATAAACTTACAGGGTTTGCTGTTTGCGTTAAGTCAATATTTGCATGAATATAGTTGACAGAATTAGCCTTTAAAGCTACTGTTTCGTTTAATAGTTCAAAATACCTCCCGCCTGCAATAATTGATGTGTTTACATATTGAATGTTAAGTGCTGTATTTAATGGACTTGACCAGTCTTTTCGCCTGATAGTTCCATAGTCCATTCCTGTCAACATCATATATAGCTTTCCGTCATTATTTGAACCGACTGGGAACTCTGTGCCATTTGGACTGAAAAACGTGAAGTTTTTAATTGTCATTTTTAACCTTTCTTGAAATTATTTTAGCTTTATCTAAAACTGGGTTATCAGTAATTGATAGCTCTAACAATCTGAATTTTCTACCGCCATAAGGATAACCACCAATTGATACAAATTGTCCGACTTCATACAAGAGCGTAGTTTCAATTCTAAGCGAGTTTTCACTATTATAGTATACTTTACCATTCAATAGTTCTAAGTGGTCTTTACGAAGCTCTCTATGCCCTTTAAAGCTATCTATTCTATATTTGTCGCCATAAGTAGCTACATACTCATATAACATTTGGTTTGTCTCCACTTTCTACAAAAATAAGTCTATCATTGAACTCTGTTTTAACTCTATCTGCTATATATCCTGAATATAGCTTGCCCTCGTACCAAATATCTACTAAGTCATTAACATACAAAGGCAAAAGTTCATTTTGATTAAAGATTAACCTTGTGACGATTGTAGAGGGAGAAATTTCAGCCTTAATAGTAGATATATCTGGCGGGTTTCCGTGGTCATCTCTATCATAAAACAATGTTTTAGCTGTCCTTACTTCTGGCAAATCTGTTCCGTCTCCATGATAAGTAATATAATCTACAACATCTCCGTTGTTTTTTGCTGTGTACATTTTAGGAGCGTCTGTGTAATCGCCAGTTGCTTTGTTTTTAATGAATACGACAGCGAAGTTATAAGCTGAACGTTCTACTATTGTTTCCGTGTCCATTGTCACATTTTGCTTAACATCCACCCTTGTTGTGATTCTTTTTCTATTCCAGCTCCTAGAAGCGAAGTTGATAAATAACAAGTTCCTAGGGTCTGTTTCAGATGAAGCATGTTGAATGGTTGTAGTTGGTTGAAATTGAACCTTGGAAAATATCCTTTTAGCTACGTCATGAGCTGATGAAGTTTCTGCTTTTCGGTTAATCGTAGCCTTTCCTGCAAAGATAGTTGAATTAAAGAAATAACCATAACTCATTAAATTATTTTTATTAGGGTCAATTAAATAATCAATGATAGCAAAATTTGTCGTTTTAGTTATTGCATTAGGAACGTCTAGGCTTTCAATCATTGCCCAAAAATAGTTCTTTAACGTAGCTTTATTACTTTCATCTACATCTGTCACAAGGTAAACCATATCTAAATTCAGCTTTTTCTTTTTACCTAGAGCTTCCTCAATTGGAACAACTTCAGGAAAGAGAATTTGAACAATATCGCCAACTTCTACCGAAACGGTCAAAGTAGCTGATGAAGTGTAAAGATAACCTGTTTCCCACAGTTCGTAGTTAATAACTTGACATCTTGATTTAGGTATCGGAAGACCTCTTTTGTCTTTTTTACCATTAGGAAGAATAAAGTCAGATACATTATAGTAGTTAGGATTAAAGTTATCATACACATTAGCTTCTAACATTAAACAAATTCCGCCTTTCTCTTGATTTTAAACTCTGCCTTACTTAAATTGATTAGCTCCATTTGACCTTTTTCAATTATACGAGTTCTATATCGCTCGAAGTCCATTACAGGGAATAAATTTAGAGCAGTTGTCCCCTTCCAACCTTGATAAGTTTCGTCATTTACATCTGTATTTATTAAAATATAGTCTTGCAACTGTTCCGTCTTAAATACAATTGCAGTATATTCATTTCCGATATCGTCTAAAAATCTAACTCCAGCAGGTGTTTTAGGTAGTTTCGGAAATAATATCCCTATAAAACTAAATATTTCGTCTTTTATATCCCAGCGACTTAAACGTTCTATATTTGTTTCTCCATAGTAAGTGTAAGAAGTTCCTTTGACATACTTATAGTCTCCTGGTGCTGTTCCGCCATAAATTTTAGATTTACCAGAAAGAACTTTACCATTTTGAACCATATCAAAAGTTAAGTTTTCGTAAGTGTACCACTTTGTGATTATATCAAATGTTATCTTTTCGCTAAAAGTTCCGTTTTTACCATAACCCTCTGTCTTTGTAACTTCTGCTAAAGCTAAATCAGCATACACCTGAAAAATCTCTGTTTGGTATTCAAGTGTAACGAACTTTTGGTTAAGAATATCATTTACGAAGTCTTTCATTAATTGATAATTTTCTTCTAAAGTTTCGCCAAACGTTTCTAATTTGAACTCTATTTGAGGTTGAGTGATTGAGCGTGTTCCCATTACTCCGATACCGTTACTTTGCCAAATATTATTAGTTGATTGTAACCCTAAATTAGAGGGCTGATAAAATCTAACTTTTCCATTTGTGACGTCCCAAACTTTATCATCTGTTCCGTCTAAGTTGGTATGTATTTTATACTGCCTTACCATTAAGCCCTCCCTAGTTCAAATTCTCGTCTGATTGCTCGTGCTAAGTTAGAAACATCTTGACCAGCACCGCCTTGTACGTTAAATGTGTTATATGTTCTATTGTCGCTTGATACACTGTTAGTGCTTAAACCGTAACCGCTAGAAGATAAATTGACATCTGTTAAGCCTACTACCATAGAACCTTTGAATAGTCCGCCAACTTTACTTGCAACCCAATCAATTGAACCTTTGATATTGTTAATTGTATCTGTTACACCGCCCAGAACGCTGTCTATCGTTTTTTTGACTCCTCCAAATATATCACTAAAGAAGTCACCAATACCGTTAAACACTCCTGTTATTGCGTCCCAAGCATTAGAAGCAAATTTTCCAAAAGCGTCGAATACTCCGCTAACTATATTTTTAACACCGTCAAACGCTCCCTTAAAGAAATCAGCTACTCCGTTGAATACATCTGTTATTGTTCCCCAAGCTTTTGAAGCAAAGCCACCAAGAGCGCTGAATACTCCACTAACAACATCACTAACTGCATTAAATATGCCACTAAAGAAGCCTGATACTGCACTCCATATTGATGAAACTACTCCCCAAGCGCTAGAAGCAAAACTTCCGATTGCACTAAATACTGTTGAAACTACTGAACTAACAGCGTTAAATATACCGCCAAAGAAGCCTGATACTGCACTCCATACGCCAACCAGTACATTCCAAGCTGAACCAGCAAAGCTACCTATGGCGCTAAATACTGTTGAAACTACTGAACTAACTGCGTTAAATATTACACCAAAGAAACCTGATATGCCGTTCCACGCTCCGATAACTAATTGGTAAGCACCGCGAATAATAGCCAATATAAGTTGGAATGCTAAATTAATTACTGATCCAACTAACCCAAATATAGATTCAAAAAAACTAATTAAAGGCTGGAAAGTTGTGACGAACCAATTATAAGCACCTGTCACTAAAGAAGAGATAGTTGTAAATACAGTTGTAACAACATTTACTATTCCGTCCCATAGCCCTGTGAAGAACCCTGTAACTCCTGCCCATGCTGTTTGAATACCAGTAACAACAGTTGTCCATAAAGTAGTAAAGAATGTTGTTATTCCGTTCCAAATATTTTGAACACCTTGTACAATTCCACTGAACCAATCGACTAAGCCTTGCCAAATGCCTTTAGCTCCGTCAACTGCTCCGTTCCATATATCAGCAAACCATTGACCAATACCGCTAAATAATGAAACTATTCCGTCCCATGCACTCTTTAAGAAGTCTACGAAACTACCCCAAGCCTTTTTACCTGTTTCGGTTTGAGTGAAGAAGTAAACTAAACCAGCAACAATGGCTGCGATTGCTATGCCAAGAGCCACGAATGGATTCATAGCCATTACAGCATTGAAAGCTCCTTGTATAATTGTACCAGCTTCAACAACCTTATTATATATCTCGACAGCCTTAATGATTCCATCAATAACTTTCAAAGCAACGAATACACTAGCCAAAGCAGCTAAAGCTACTTTTAAAGTATCTATTGCGCTTTTACTTTCACTAATTTTTTTCAGAAAATCAGCTATTTTTTTCGTGACTTCTGAAAATTTACCAGCAAATACAGCTATGCTTTTTGCTACGTTATCTATACTTGTTGCGTTTTTTGTTGTTTCTGTATTTATTCCAAGAAATGAATTTATGACGTTCCCTATAATAGAAACTATGGAACCAAATGCACTTTTTATGCTATCCCAAGCCTCTAAAAATGCTAAAGTGGCTGCATTTTCTTGCAGTTTTTGAAACAAGTCTTGGAAATACTTAACTACATTTGTTACAGCTTTACCAGCACTTTCGCCCCAGTCAGACATCTGGTCTATTAAGCCACTAATGATAGGTGTTAAAGCGTTCAAAGTAGGCACTAAAGCAATTGACATTGTTTCGTTGAAGCTGTCCCACGCGTCCCCAATAGTTTTGATTCCACCGCCCGAACCTTTAGCCATTTTTTCCATAGCCTTGTCGAGCATATCCATCGAAACAGCGCCTTTTGAAACAGCGTCATTAAAAGAACCGTATTGCTGTAATGAGGGGTTCATTTTCATAATAGTGTCTTTTAAAGAAGAACCAAGAGCTGTGTTATTATCGGTTAATTGTCCAATATTTTCAGCCGTAACTTTACCAGCTGCCGACATTTGACCGTAAGACTGAACTACACCTTTAAGGTTTTCGCCAGTACCACCAAATGCTTGGTTAGCTTTTACTAATGCTTCTGTTTTACTGACCGCTTTTTTAGCGGTATCGCCTAAACCAATGAACGTTGTTGAAAGTTTTAAAGTATCTTCGGTATTTGCATTTGTATCTTTAGCAAGATTCTGCATAGATTTGCTTACATAGTCAAAGTCTTTTCCATTGCCTTTGAACTTCATTGTATTTTGCAATGAAATCATGGCTTTTTGAGTATCCATTGCGTTAGATACCCAGTCTTTTAAGCCATTACCGACAGCACTAACAGCACTTGCACCGATTTGTCTGAATGCACCAACAGCAATCTCTCTAAGACCGCTAAAGCGTGACTTCATGCCCTCAATTCCGCTATTGACACCTTTAGTATCCATTTTAGCGTCAATGTCCCAAGAGCCTGAACTAATAGCACCCTCGACTTGCTTTATTTCGCCCTCTAGCCTATTAGCTTGTGTTTCTGCTGTGCCTAAATCTCTAGTAAGTTGTAGCCATTTCTTTTGACCTGCTGACGTCCCTTTGTCAACCGTAGAAAGTTCTTCTTTTAATTTTGTTGCTTTGTCACGTGATAAGCCCAACTGCGTTTGTAAATTCTTCTGCAATTGCGCCATTTTACCGGTATTTGTGGGGTCAAGTTTTAGAGCTTCACGTAAGTTTTTAGCTTCTCCTCTAAGCCCTGACATTGCGGTATTAACGCCTTTAAGTGAGTTCTCGAACTTTGTGGTATTACCGTATATCTCGACCTCAAACGTTGCATTACTTGCCATTACATACCCTTTCTTTTACGCCTTTTCTCTTTTTCTTTTTCCTCTTTCTTCTTCTCTGCAATAAGTTCGATTAATTTATAAACAAGTTCTAGTTCCATTTCCATGAACTGTGTTATATCAATTTCATTATTGCCTAAAACAGTCAAAAGTTCTAAGGTTTTATTTTCCTTTACAGTATCTTTCTTTTTCTTAATCAATGAACTAGAAGAAAAGAAGACCATTTCGTCTTCCGTTTCCTCTTTTTCTTGAATAAAGACAGTTTTACAGAAGATATTGATTAACTCGTTAGTTGTAGGAAGCTCTGTTTTGTCGTCTAATGCGTTTTGCAGTCCTCCGTTACAATCTACCCAAAGTATCAACAACTTGTCTGTAAAGCTCTCCATTTGCTCTGTAAAGTCATCAGGAATATATCCAGCGACAAAAGAATTTTGTAGGTCTGCAAAGTCTTTCAAATCTGTAATAAAGTCTGAACCATTAAGTTCTAAGTATCTAATTGCATGTTTTAAAATCATTTACAGTCCTTTCAGCTCATTAAATTTCTTTCTGCCACAATTCGACCAGTTCTTTAAGTCCTTTACCGGCAGTATCGAACTCAAAGCTAGAACGGAAGTCAGAGAAGTCACTTTTAGCTTTTACAATGTTATCTTGAAAAAGAGCCAAGTATAGACCATATTGAACGAACTCCATTAGGTCAGTAATTTCTCCGTCTTCTTTTTTAAGCTCTGTATCCATTGCCTTTTGTTGCTGGAAAAGGTCTTTACCTGTAATCATTTTAAACTTACGTGCTGTGCTTAATTGTTTTGCCATTTTGTGTATATATTCCTTTACTTATTTAATTTTTAGTCTTATGAATGGTCAGTTACTGAAACTCCTGCGGTAACATCTTCATAACCGTCAGCGGAGAACGTTACGATATGGACACCGGGCGCAAGGTGTCCATTTGTTTCTACTTTTCCATGTGCGTCCTTAATCACTGATGTTACTTTTATAGTTCCACCCTTAGAATCTTTCAAAGTGTCAGGCACTACGATTGTTCCGTCATTATTACCCTTTGTAGCAGTAGTTACATTAGGAATAACAGGAGCTACAAGTGTAATTGCACCAGCTAGAACTGTATCAGGTTGCATAATGAACAGTCCGCTTTCCATTTTCTTGACGAAGTCTTTTGCTTGTTCTCCCCAAATTTCGTACTCAATAGCAGGGACTTTTTTATTTCCATTCAAATAAATATCTGAATCAGTCGCTTGTACTGCCAAAGTCCATTGGATAGGGTCTACACCGTCTACTGAATCTGTTTCTGATTCTTTTGTAGCTTCTGCTGTTGGTCTCAAATTTGGATAAACGACTACACGGTAACCGTCAATAAACTCTCCTGTAACTTTATCACGTTTGCGCCCTTTAATAAGATACTGAACGCATTTCGTTTTCCAATTACCAGTAGGAGACCAACCTAAGCCATTTGCTGTTCTTTGTTGACCTAAGATATCCTCTTTGAGCGCTTGGTCTGTTTGAATAAATACCATTTCGCCTTGAAGCAAGGTAGCACCTTTTTTGACTCCATGGTCTGGCACGTCATCAGCTGGATAGCTATTAGTTTCCGCTTGGTCTTCCATTGAGCCAACTGACACCAAACCAGTTACAATTTTATGGTTAGTGAACTCTGGTTTTCCGTTACTCCCCTTAGCCATATCAGCTACGATTAGAGCTTCATTACCAAAGAAAATCTCACGTGAATTATAATCTAATTTCATTTTTTCTCTTTTCTATAATTTCATTGAATTAGCATAATTAGCGCCTTTTTTCAATGTTGTTTTAACATCTTGCATACCTTTTTTCTCAACTAAGAAGTACATACCATGATAACCACTAGAATAATTAGCCCTAGTGCCTGCGTTTACTACTACTTTATCGCCTTTTTTAACTTGTTTTAAGTTACTTGACAATTGGCCTGTATTTTGATATCTAGCATAAGTATAGGTATGACCGTGGCTTCTGATTAATCTAGTTCTTCTACTTGCAGTATTTGCCTTAGCCTTAAACTCTGCTTCGAACCAATCTCCCATACGTTCCGTGACTTTAGTTTGCATTTCTTTAGCTATGGTTGATGTATTAAGTAAATTCATTGCCATGCTTGACCACCTGCACCACAAGGCAAATAAACAGTTCCAGTATAATTGTACAAATGGCTATTCTCTGACCAGTTCGTCATATTCCAACCGTTTTGCAAAACATCTCCGACTAGTCCAACAAGTTCATCGTCAACGTCTTTAACAGATAAAACAACTTGATAATAATAACCCATGACAAAGCTCGTATTATCCATTTTAAGCACCTTTGAATCACTAAGTGATAAATATACCGTCTTGTCTTCTATCGTGTCCTTAACGCCTAAAATAACGTCATTTAGAGGCATTGTAAGCAAATTGTTGTACCAATCTATATAAGAATCAAATTCCATTGCTTACCTCGTTCCCAAATTGAACATAATGACCTTTTAATCTAGTATTTTGTCGTATAGCTAAACTTGCAGCGTGTCGTTCCACCCCTAATTTCCTACACAGTTCTGCGCCTGAATTAAATACTTTACCGTCATAAACTACTGATTTAGAGCGTGCTTTTATGCCATTCTTTCTAAATTTATCGGAAATAGTTCCTCCAGTTTTTTCATTCATTCTACGACTGTTTTCAGAGCGTGTAACATATTCTAAATTAGAAATATCATTATTTAACTTGTTCATGTCTATATGGTCAACCGTTAAATCAGAATAACCTTTGAAAGTTTCCATAACAATTCTATGAAGAGGGACATTTTTGCCATTTATTTTAAGTTTTAAATAACCGTAGGCATTAAATGAGGGTTTTAAATATCTATGACTTTTAAAACTATAAACTCTACCGTCAGAAAATACTAAATAATTATTTTTATAAAATTTATAATCTTTCATAGTCCGTTGCTCACGACCCCCTCTAAAATCATCTTGTTATTCTTAGGGTTTCTTTCCCATGTTGTCCGCTTGAAAGTTTCGCCTTTTTCGTCCAAGAAATAGTTGAAAATCAAGTCTTCCATTTCTCCGATTCCGTTAAGCTCATACCGTACATTTTTACCTAGCCCAATCATAGAAAACTCATCAAGTCTTGACTGATTAATTCTCTGTTTAACTGCTGGCAAAGTGATAGGGTTTATAACATTATCTTCTGCACCGTTCTTCTTCTTAACAGTCGTCTCTACTTGCAATGTAACTTGTGAAAATATCATCAAATACCTCCATAATACATTAACTCTTGTAAAGAAGCCAAACGTTTCATTTCAGCATTTCGCCATTGTTCTGCTGGTTCATCAACAATATTAAGCCGACAATAGCAAGAGATGAAGTCTTTAACTAATACACTTGTTTCGTCAGCTTTAATACCATTTTTTTCTAGCAATTTAATAGCTATTGAACGGAATAAGATGAGTTTACTATCATAAGCTGTTACTAAAATCGGAATACCACAATAGACCTTAATATAATCTATCATTTACTTCCTCCGTTTTATTCTTATGATACTGTAATTACTGCACCAGCGTTGTAAGTTTCAACATGTCCGCTTGTTAGTGTTTCAACCAAAATCATGTTGCTATTAGTTTTCCATTCAAATGCGTCAACTTTTGTAAGGTCTTGCATGTCAATGTGATATTTTTGGTCTACCAATACAGTAGGTTTGAGCGCTTTTGAACCTGTATAGACAATAATTTCATCTACTCCAACTTCAGAAGCAATTTCAGTATCATCATTTTTAATGCGAACGTTAGCATTTGCAGTTGCTTGACGTAACTCATCTAACAAGGCTTTACGGTCTTCTGTTTTAACAATCAAATAACGACGTCCAGCAGTAGGGCGAACAAAGTCAACCGCTTCTTCAATAGCGTCAGCAAATGGAGTTTTGCCAGCTGATTTGGCTTTTGTAGTAATTTTTTTGATTTTTTTGACATCTGCTTCTTTGTCAATTGATTTAAAGCCGTTTGTTCCGTCTCCCTCAACAAGAGCAAGGTCAACAATTTTGTTTACAATAGCTTGTGTAAGTTCTGCTACAATCAAGTTGTAAAGTTCAGAATATGACATTTGAAGTCGTTTAACACGTTCAGCAAGTGATTGCAATTTATAAACCATTACAGGTTCGAGAGTATCAATAGTGAGTGTGGCTGCCTGCTCTGTTTTTGTTTGTCCGTCTTTGTGGACTTGGGCTTCATTAGCTGAATCAAATGAGCGTGATACAAGCAAAGCACCAACATTTGTAACGTGGAATACTTTGAATACTGGGTTAGTGTTTAGCAACGCTGTATTAATTGATTCAACTAATTTGCGTGGAAGTTGGAAAGTTGTATCTGTGATAGTTACACCATTTTCAGCAAGTTTTGCGTTCCAAGCGTCTTCAATTTCTGACTTTCCAGAGTTCTTTTTCAATACATCAAAAAATTCTGTTACAGCGTTTTGTGATTCAATAAAGTTTGTCATTTTATCTTTTCCTTTTGGTTTTTCTTCCTGTGCGTTAAGTTCGTTCTCAATTTTGATAATTTCAATCGAATTTTCTGAAAGTGTTTTTTCCAATTCTTGTACTTTTGGTAAGTCTTCAATTGCATTTTTTACTTCAAAGGCACTAATTTGAGATTTTAAAGATACGTTATTTTCTTTAAGTTCTGCCAAGCGGTTCTGTTTTTCAATTAAATCAGGTTTATTCATATTTCTTTTTAATATCCTCAATTTCTTTCAAAGCGTTACGGCTTTCAATAATTTTGTTGCGTTCTTCTGTGAGTTCTTCGCCTAAGGCATTTTGAATAAATTTTGCGTTAGGGTCTGCTGGTACTGAAACAAGAGAGATCTCTTTAAACTGTGCTTTATTTACAACTAGAGCGTCATTATCATCAAAAGTATAATCTGTGATGTAATAGGCAATTGATAGTGAATCAAACGCTCCATTTTCAACAGCCTTGTTAATGTTTGGTGCATTGTCATAAAGCGTAAAGTCAGTCAGGTATTTATTAGAAGCTAAGTCATAATAAACTTTTGCGTCTCCGATAACTTCACTTGAGCCTGAACCATGTTCATACAGCAATGGATATCGTTCTCTAGCAAACTCAATACAGTTAGGGGTCAAGATAATACCGTTACGATTCTCTACACCAACTTCTGACCCAATACCTTGGAACGACTTAGAACCGTCCTCGTTTTCAGTTACTTTAATTTCAGCACTATTGGTTATTAGTTTCATCTGTGCTTGTTACGTCCTTTCTATTGCCTTGTAAATCACTTAGGTTTTTAACAGCAACTGCGTTAAGGTTAGCTATGTAAATATCTCCACCCTCGATTGGTTGCTCGCCCATTTTAACAAGAAGTTGATTCTGTGTAAAAATAGGCCCATTAATATTTTCGTGATACAAGTCAATTAATTCTTTCAAAGTTGCAAACTTAAATAGCTGGTTATCTACGATTATACGTTCATAATATAAATTACCCTTAACTACTCGTCTGCGGTTTGTTGAAATCAGTTTATACGTCAGTTCCTTTTCAAGTTGGATCAGTAAAGGAATGATAGTAGAATTATAAAAATATATTTGTTGTTCCTGTGAAGCTGTACCAAGCAAAATATTTTCATTCATAAAGTAGCCTGTTAAGAGTTCCGATTTAATAAGGTCAATTTCATCTTTATTTAAAACAGAATAATCTTTTTTAAGTTCTACAATTTCTGTCTTGTTATCAACTGGTGTCAAACCGTTGTAACTAGAACCTTCTTGCATGTTCTTTATTGTTGCTAGTGCTTTTTCTCGATACTCCTGTGTATTATCAATATCAAGAAAGGCATTAATTTTCAATAAGCCACGCAATTTACCTTGTTCCAGCTTAGTTTGAATACTAGCTAGAGCATTATCTAAAATACTTGTGTCCTCATTGATATAAAAAGGACTGGTAAGCCTGACTAATTCTTCAGGTTTATATTCTTTTTTATCGTCAGCAAATAGTAAGTCTAATAGATCGCCTGTGTTATCATCAAATACAGCGTACAGGTCAACATAGGGAGCACGTAGCAACTTTTTAATTACCTTTCGCCAAAAGTCCATGCTATTGCGTTCGCCCTTAGGACTCCAATTGAGGACTTCATCTAAGTCAGATCCTGCCATACTAATCAAAGTATCAGAACCAACATCAGATTTTTTATATTTAACATGATTAAATTCTACTTTTGTTATTTCATTAGCGATTTTATTATGAATGTTAGTTACAAAGGCACTTGTATATTCTACTGCTTCATTTTGCCACGCTGTAACTCTTTGAGTATCATTGTTTAGCTTTCCACGTGAAAATGATACCACTTTTCCGAATAAGTTCAATTTTTCCCCTTTCTACCATAAACTCACACCTTTCCCACGTTTATACTCGCTTGTCTTCTTGTTATGGCAAGACTTACAAAGGAGTTGTAGGTTATCAGGGTTCAGCGCTATTTTCCAATCATCAAGATTTTCCCAAGTTAGTTCTATAATATGGTCTACTTCGTATTTTTTAGCACCGAATGCGCCACATCTTACGCAAGTCATTTTATCACGTTGTCTTACATAATCACGGACAGCCAACCATTCTTTTTTATTATACCAACCACTTTCTCGAACTGTGTCAACATTATACTTCATCTGACACCGCCATTTCTAAAGCCATTGTCAAAGCAACAGTAGGGTCAATTTTATCTTTTTCAAGTTTTTTAGTATACATATAGTCCCCACTTTGTCCGATTTTAACAGCAGTATTATTTAAAGCCCATTGCATAACTTTTTGGTTATGGATAAGTTTATTTTCGACTAGCTTAGATTTTAACAGCTTGATATAATCATTCATTGAGAAACCTTGTCGAATTGCTCTTTGGTTATCTCCGTCTTTATCAAAGAAGTAACGCTCAATCAACCCTTTTAAAATTTCGTAGCGTGCTGGGTCATATCCGATTTTTCTAAGTCTGCACCCTGTTTTGGTTCTAAAGTCATTAATATATGGTATTAAGTCGTTTACATTGATGTATTCCGTATCAAGTAAGATTAATTCGCCTCTGTCAACAAATTCAGTCCATAGTTCTTGCTGTTCTGTGTCTAGTTGCTCATATTGCGACCGTACAGAGAAAGTAAGTGTATGACTGTAAGTTTTACCCTCTAACTCACAAACGAACGATACAGCGGTTAAATCGCCAATTAAGGATAAGTCAATTCCGACATAAGTTCTATTTTTATTAAATACAGATAAATTGAAGTCTGTTAGTTTTGTATCCTGTGGAGTGAAGTAGTAAGCTGTATCCTGCATAGGCAAGCCCATATTAAACGCTAAGAACTTATTCTGTAACGCTGGGTCTCCTTGTGCAAGTTCATATTCTTCAATAACTCCTGACCACTTAGGAACGTTACCAATAAGCGGTAAAGCCATAGTCCAATTCTTTTTATCTTTGACCTGCTCATGATTTTCTAGCATATAAAGTAAGCCGAACGACCTATCATTGTAAAATTCTTCTTCTGATTTGAATCGTTCAACAAGTTTATCATATAAACCGTCTCGTTTAAGTCCGCCAGAAGTGATATAAATACTTTGCCAGTTATCTTGTTTTTGTCGTGAACCTTTATTGACTGATTCTGTTATATCCTCGCCATAAGTATGAACTTCGTCAAATATATTGAGTGAACTGTTACCACCTTGCGCTCGTAAAGTATCATTTGTTTGCTTTTTGAAAGTAGTTTTAAAAGAAGTAAACTCTAGCCCTTGTTTCGTACTCTTGAAAATCTTGTTTTCATTGTACACCCTTAATGTATCGCTGGCTTCCGTTTGATTCCTAACTTGGTCAAATACGTGTCTAGCCTGTGTGTTATCGTACGCAATAACTAAGCTCTCTCCACCATATTGTCCGCCTAAAATCATCCAGTTAAGCACGCGCGTAGCCATTAAACTTGATTTACCAGAACCACGCCCTAGATTAAGAAAAATTTCATTGACTAAATTTACTTGAACGCCTTTTTCATCAATCATATCATAACCAAGCATTAACTCGTACCAATATTTTTGCGTAGGTAGTAGCTTAATTTTCATCAAATTGCCAGTAGTTAGATAAAAGTTATCTTCTATCCACTCGATAGCTTGAGTAACTCTATCATAACGATAAATATATTTCTCATGAATTCTGATTTGCTTTTTAATAGTTTTACGCATATATTTGTTAAGTTCTATGCCATGCTCTTTATTATAAGCTAACATTTGATTCATGTAATACATCTATTCAAACCCCTCTGGAACTTCAATTTCTGGCGTTTTATACTTACTTAGTTTATAGTCATCAAGTTCTTCGATTTTAGCTTTAAGATCATGAGCGCTTGATTCTTCCTGTTGCAATCTCCGCCATTCAGTAGGGTTATAAAGTTCAGGATTTCCAGCCTTAGCAACCATCATCGCTACCAAGCTATCTTTGTCCAGTTCTTTTTCTTTAACCTTTACTTTTTCAACGTTTCCGTCAGCGTCATAGATTGTTTCTGTTTCCTTTAGCGTTCTGACTGTCAGTTTGCTCGCTAAGGCACTTTCAGCTAGTTCTAATAGATTTCCCCTAGCAATGCTTTTAGCTTCGTCATACGCCTTTACATTGTCATCTCGCCACTTTCTAAAAGTTTTAGCCGAACAATGCAAACTGGTGTAGATTTCTCTGTCATTACAGCCTGATTCAATTTTATCAATGATTTGGCTAAAAAGCGGTTCTTCATACATCTTAGGTAAAATTGTGGGTCTGCCACCTTTTTGTGTTTGCATATTATCCTTTCTTTTAAATGTGGTTATATCGTTTAAAGCCTATATTTTCGTTCCTGTGAGCGTTAAGTTAATTAGACTTGAATTATATCGTAATGATATAAACACGCTCATACGAGCCAAAATATGAGCATATAGCCATATAATTTCCTTTTGATTTGAGATTATTAAGATTTAGCAAGATTTTACTAGATTAAAATAGATTAATTTAGATTAAATCAGCTAAAACTTTTCTTTTTGATTTTTTGGGGGATTCGCGGCCGGGAGTCCTTT